CTGTCCGCAATCGGCACATCACATGCTGGAAAAACATGATAACCAGCTATTGATCTAGCTGTCCCACGTCTTCCCCCCCCAATGAATGAACTAATACCATTAGCAGTATTATTTTGCCCTCCACATATGGCTGAGCTAGTAGCGTTGGTTGTATTGCCAATTCCTCCACAGACGGCTGAATAAGTAGCGGTGGCTGTATTGCTTTCGCCGCCGCATACAATTGAACTGACATTACTAGCTGTATTTGTTACGCCGCCAACCACTGCGGACCTAGTGCTTGATGCGGTGTTACTTTGCCCAGCCCCCACAAACGCATACTGCCCGCTTGCAATATTGCCATTTCCCCCACAAGCCGTGGCGAAGCTGCTGGTAGAAGCGGTGTTGCTTTGACCGCCGCCGACGAAGGAGTAGGTGCTGGAGGCGGTGTTGCCGTTGCCACCCCCAATGGTTGAATTAAGCGCACTGGCAGTATTGCTGTCACCGCCACCAACTACAGAGTTGCTTGCCGTTGCACCGTTGGTAATTCCACCTGCAACTGTGGACGTATCAGCGGTGGCCCTGTTGCCATACCCTCCTGCAACAACGGAATAATTTCCGCTAGCAACCTGAATTGCGGTATTGCGGATCTTTTGCAAATCCGTCGCGTAAGTTCCCCGCTTATTACCGCCCGCTATCGTCCCGTCCGGCACTTGCGCCAGCGTTGCACCAGTGCCCTTGGCGACGAGGGCGATGTCAGCGTTGGTAGCGCTGATGCTGCCGCCGTTGATCTCAGTGACAGGCGTGGTGCTATTTAGGCCATCGCTGTCCAATCGCGCCAGTAGGCGTAGCAACGGTGATGCCCAGCCTGCTGTGTTCAAATTCACGTTAGATCACCACCAAATGCAGCGACGCGCACCGTGCCACTGGTAGGCGCAACGCTGATCGTAGCGCCCAGTTTCCAGCTAGCCGTAGGGAGCACCAGATCGGTGTAGGCCGTTACTAGGCGGTATCCCTTGACCGTGTTGCTACCAGTGGTGGCACTGATCGTAAATTGATCGAACAGGTCGTAGTTGGTGCCGTCATAGAGGAAGATATTGACCAGCGCCGCCACCGTTGTAGCGGTGCCCTGCACGTTGATGCTCAGCACCCTAGTACCAGCAGACACACCCACGATCAAGTCAGTAATTGTCCCAGTGCCATCAGTGGCAGTGTTGGCTGTGCTCAGCGAACAGCGTCCAATGCGAGGGACCGAGATGAAAGCAGGTGAAGCAGCCATGACTTAGATGCAAGTTGTATTGAGAAATAGGTTATTACCAACCGAACTACCGCCGCCGCCTGTTGCAGACAAAGTGCCACCAGTCAGTGACAATCCGCTGCCAATACTGATCTCTTCAATGGCGCCAGTACTGGCAGTAGAACGCCCCAGTAATTTGTTGGTGTTCATTTGGGCTCCAATGGCAGTGACCAGTTGGTTGACCAGATTGACGCCATTAAGAAACTGGCGAGACATTAGCCAACCACCACAACGCGGTAAGCATTAGAAGCAGGTGCCGTTGCAAAGACAATGGTCAGCGTGTTGGTCGTGGAATGAGTCACGTCTGTGGTCACTTCATCGTAAGTGCTGGCATTGTAAACAGTAACATGCACGTCACGACTGGCCAAGTTATGCGTAACAGTATAGGAGGTGGCGCTACCATCGCCAATACTAACTGCATATCTTTTAACGCGACCAGACCATGTGGCTAGTTTCAGTGGTGTGACAATGCGAAGATCATCAGTGCCTGCATCAGTCTCGGCCTGAGTGGCAAGTTCAGCAACACCAGCAGTGGTTTCACTAGCAGCCGGAGCTGCAGCACCAAAAGTCACCCAACTAATTGTACTGCTGCCGATGGTGCCATTAATTTGATCTTGACGGTAAGTCGTTGCTGCGCTAGTGCCTTGTTCAACAGTCGTGACGGCCTGCTCTAGCTCATCAAAGGTGCTGGCGTCCAGCGAGCGCGTCATGGCGGTGCTAGCACCATTCCAGACATAGATGCCATTATCGGCAGCAGTGCTTTGCGCCCTGACCAGCACTCGATCCTGGCTGACCATCGTGATGCCATCAATCGTGGCACCAGGACTTGCTAAGTTAATACTTGATTGTGTTGCCACACGGCAACTATCTTTCCATGCCAAGCCTTCAACAAGACTATCAACATAAGATTTTGGTACGGCATCACCAGAGGCGCTAGGTGATGGGAGGTTAATAACTTTGCTAACCGATTGAAAGTCAAAATCGGTAAAAGTCTTGCGTGCCATTTAAGTCAGCCTGGCCGTACCAGTGGTAGCGGGAGATAGTGTAATTATAGCTTGGTTGACGCTGGGATGAGCAACATCACCATCGATCTCCTGACTGCCAGAATCAAAAAGCTCTACGGCAGGGCGAAATCCTAAATTATGATTGATCACCCATGTTGTAGACGAGGATGTTTGTTGATGCAAATAACCTACTCCCGCAGGCCCTTGTGGACCAACAGTGGTTGCGGTGACAGTATTAGTAACGGGAACAGTGACCACAGTTGTGCCATTGTCGCCATCAGTGACCGTAATAGTATTGGTTACAGTTGAAACATTTACGCTGGTCACGCTGTATAGCCCTCCGAAACATAAATAAGGCCTTCTAGGTAGTATTCTTTTAGCCCCGATGGATTAGTAAGCAGCACGTCATAATACGCCTCTGATGGGAATAATGCAGTTTGAACGCTGGTCAACGCAATGGCGATAGTACCAGTGGATCTATCTGTATAGGTGATGCTGAAATCAGCGTATTTTGTCGTGCGTCCTTGATTCCATGCCTGTGCTGCAGCGGTCCAGCCAGCTAAGTTGATTCCAGTGCCAGTGCTATCCTTGAATTGCAACGTGACACTGTAATCCGCTCGACGCTGCAGACTGATATTATAGGTGCCGGGTGAGATAGCCATGGTATTAGTTTAGCGCAATTCTCATCAAAGCATGCCAACCTCGCTCTTGGCTACCATTGTGCTTAAAGAACAGCGCTATTAACTTACAGCAACAGTCCAGGCCTGTTCAATCTTGACTACGGCGTCTGGGGCCAGGTAATATTCCATGGGAAGCCCTGCTGTTTAGGAACATTGCGTAGACCTTGGCGGTACTCCTTCCAAGAATGCAAAGCAAGTGTTGGGGCGTCAGACAACTGCGTCCAATCACACTCGGCTAGGAGTTGATTGCGTTTTTGTCTTGCGTCGTTAGCGCAAGAAGCAGTGCGTTCTTGGATTTGTTCTTCAGTTGCTGGTATTTCAAGCCATTCTTCCACCCAGATACCGTCCTTTAGAACTGCAGTGCGCTCCAAATTAATGGTATGTGTTTCCTGTGGCGGAGTAGTTGGCTTAACTGGTACCACCCCGAAAGATGCAGCGGTGGCATCATCAATTTCAATGGGAAAGCTAGTGCCAGGTGTGTCCAGTCTAAGGTCTGGAAGAGTGTACGGATACCGAATAACTTTTTTATCTGCGGTAAGTTTAGCGTAAAACATCAGACTGCCTCCAGTTCTACAATTTGATCCGCAATTACATCGCGAATAATAATTGCCTTAAGTTGTTCAATTTTGTGTGCTTCAAGCATGTCGGCCAAGCGGTCACGAAATTCTATCATAGCGGGGTTGTTGGCGTACTCGGCATTAATTTTGGCAATGGCACGAATGTAGTTATCAATGTTAATTTGATAACCCATAATTTCCTCATTGCGGCCTTCGAGAGCGGGCTGAAGCGTTTCAAATTTGTTCATGGTTTTTAGTGAAATGTTAATTCGGGCTAAATGCTACACCATATCCAGGGCCAGTGGGAAGTGTCGCGGGATCAGCGTATTTAGTGCCAAACCCTGATGACCATGGATAGACATTGATGTAGGGAGAGGTATCATGCCCTACTGCAATAGTAGCACCATCAAGGCTAAATGCTACACCTCTTGGAGTGCCAGCAGGCACAGTTGCAGGATTAGCGTATTTAGTGCCAAATCCTGATGACCATGGATAGGCAGTAATGCGGGGAAAGCTCTCATGCGCTATTGCAATAGTAGCACCATCAGGGCTAAATGCTACAGCATATCCAGGGCCAGTGGGAAGTGTCGCGGGATTAGCGTATTTAGTGCCAAATCCTGATGACCATGGATAGACGGAAATATAGGGCGGGCTAACGTGGCCTACTGCAATGGCTGTACCACTTGGATTAAATGCCACATCAAGTCCACTGCCATTGGGCAGAGTTGCAGGATTTGCAAATTTTGCACCCAATCCAAGTCCTGAATCAAATGGATAAACACTAATATATGGGCTATTGAAATGACTTACGGCAATAGTAGCACCATCAGGGCTAAATGCTACATTATATGTAAAACCAGTGGGTAGTGTTGCGGGATCAGCGTATTTAGTGCCAAACCCTGATGACCATGGATAGACATTAAAGTAGGGAGAGGTATCATGCCCTACTGCAATGGCTGTACCACTTGGATTAAACTTCACACCTCCTCCATTGTTAATGGGTAGTGTCGCGGGATCAGCGTATTTAGTACCAAAACCTGATCCCGAAGTTGACCATGGATAGACGGAAATACAGGGAGAGACATTATGCCCTACTGCAATAGTAGCACCATCAGGGCTAAATGCTACACCATATCCAAGGCCAGCAGGCAGAGTTGCGGGATTAGCGTATTTAGTGCCAAACCCTGATGACCATGGATAGACGGAAATATAGGGCGGGCTAACGTGGCCTACTGCAATACTAGCCGTAGCGCCTGATCTAGCGGCAGCCATTAATAGGTTTTGTGTAATGGGATTCATATTAAGTCGTGTAGTTAACTAGGCTAGCTGCACGCCAACGAGTGCCACCGTCGTCAGTGACAAACATGAACAAATGGGTCTTGCCTGTGGTCAATGTAGGAGCCGTGCTGCCTGGCCATTCTACACCGCTAAACCATGTAATGGTGCCACTGGTGTGGGTTAACTCTAGCGTGAAGGCAAAGGCCCGGCTGGCTGGAGTGTTACTTACCGTAAAGGTACTGTTTGCGTTAATGGTTTTAGTGAAGTAGTTAGATGTCGATAGATCCAGGTCAAGTGCTGCGACTGCAGTAATATTGCTGTCATATGGACCAGTAACTTGAAAACGCCCACCCGAGGTGGCCCTGTAACGTTCGACGCCATTAG